TGCCAGAAAAACCAGAATAGCCAGAAATACCTGATGCGCCATTTGTGCCGTTTGTTCCATTTGTGCCAGAAAAACCAGAATAGCCAGAAATACCTGATGCGCCATTTGTGCCGTTTGTTCCATTTGTTCCGCTGAAACCAGAATAGCCAGAAATACCTGATGCACCATTTGTTCCATTTGTTCCGCTAAAGCCAGAATAACCGCTGATGCCTGATGCACCATTTGTTCCGCTATAACCAGAAATCCCGCTAAAACCAGAATAACCGCTTATTCCACTAAATCCTGAATATCCAGAAATTCCTGATGTGCCGTTTGTTCCGCTATAACCAGAAATTCCGCTAAATCCTGAATACCCGCTGATGCCACTAAATCCAGAATATCCAGAAACACCACTTCCAGAAAAACCAGAATAACCAGAGATACCGCTAAAACCAGAATAGCCACTAACACCACTTCCAGAAAATCCAGACCGACCACTAAAACCAGAAATACCACTAAACCCAGAATAGCCAGAGATTCCAGAAAAACCAGAATAGCCAGAAATTCCAGATGCGCCATTTGTGCCACTAAAACCAGAGATACCACTAAAACCAGAATAACCGCTGATTCCAGAAACACCATTTATTCCAGAAAATCCAGAATAACCGCTAATCCCCGAATTTCCAATAGCACCAGACCAACCAGACCAACCAGAAAAACCAGAAATTCCTGATGCGCCATCAATTCCTGAATATCCAGAAAAACCAGAAATTCCAGAATCACCGCTAAATCCAGAAATACCAGAAAAGCCGCTATAACCAGATACACCGCTATACCCGCTTTGGGTATACATTACTTGTGTAGCCGTAAAAATAACACCAGGGACAGATGGCGAAACTGGTGATGTGCCAGCAGGGTCAGATTGAATTGAAACTTGTGTGTCAGTTGTTGACCAGATCATTTCAATGTAATCATTGGCAACAACTTTTAACACATAGTTAACAGTCATCAATCCATAGCCATTAACGCTACCATGTTTGGATTGAATACTTAATTTGGTGTCGCTATCAGGAATATCGCCTGTGCTACCGCTATCATTTTTTCTCAACCAAACATTAACATCATGAATTTGTGTATCTGTGTTAACGAATTGAATTGAAAAAGTCAGGCTATAAACACCAGCATTTGAAAATGTTACTCTGCTACCAGATACAACATTAACACCTGTGTTGTTTGAATCTGCACTATTCAAAGTGATTGAATATGCAGTATTGGCAGATGTGGCAACCTGATCTGTTGTGTCCCAAAAAGAACCCCAATTGCCAATAGCACCACCAGCCCCAGGCGCACCGCTGTAACCAGAATAGCCAGAAATACCCGAATAGCCACTCAAGCCAAGACCAGAGTAACCGCTAAATCCTGATGCGCCTGAATAGCCCGAAATGCCAGAACCAGAATAGCCGCTAAAACCTGACTGACCAGAGAATCCAGACAAACCAGAATCACCGCTGTAACCGCTGATGCCGCTAAAGCCAGAATCGCCAGAATATCCGCTAAAGCCAGAAATGCCTTGTTCGCCTGAATAGCCAGAGAATCCAGAATAACCACTTACACCAGAACCCGAATATCCCGATGTTCCAGACTCACCACTAAATCCAGAATAGCCAGAAATGCCCGATTCGCCATTCAGTCCAGAATAGCCAGAAATACCAGAATCGCCGCTAAAACCACTAATTCCAGATGCGCCTGATTCACCCGAATAACCGCTGAACCCAGATGCGCCAACTTCACCCGAATAGCCAGAAAATCCGCTGATGCCTGACCAACCACTTTGACCAGACTCACCAGACCAACCGCTATAACCAGATTGCCCTGACCAACCAGATTCACCACTAAAACCTGAATAACCAGATTGACCAGAAAAGCCAGAATATCCAGATTCGCCAGAGAATCCAGAAATACCTACTTCACCAGACCAGCCAGAATATCCGCTAAAGCCAGACCAGCCACTTGTGCCAGATTCGCCAGAGTAACCGCTAAAACCAGATTGACCAGAGAATCCGCTTAGACCAGAAAAACCAGACGCACCCGATTCACCTGAATAACCGCTAAATCCAGATTCGCCAGAAAAGCCTGAATAGCCAGATACACCGCTATATCCAGATGTTCCTGTTGCGCCTGTTGCGCCTGACTCACCGCTAAAGCCTGAATAGCCACTAAATCCAGAAATTCCAGATTGCCCATCCAATCCAGAATAACCGCTGAATCCGCTAAAACCGCTTAGACCAGATGCGCCAGTTTGACCCGAAAATCCAGAGAATCCAGACTCACCTGAAAATCCAGAATAGCCTGATTCACCAGATGCGCCAGATGTTCCTGTTGCGCCACTAAATCCTGAAAAACCAGAAGTGCCACTAAAGCCAGAATAACCACTAGCCCCAGGCAGACCAACGCCAGAATACCCACTATAACCAGAGTAACCAGATGTTCCGCTTGGACCATATAGCCCCCGATTGATGTTTATGTTTTGCTGTGCAGGGGGCTGAACATTGATGACATTGCGTGTCGGGGGATGAATGGAAACATTCAGGTTGTTTTGATCAACCACATCAACTTTTATGTTTCCCATGATCACTCCACAATGATGCCATCAGAACGAACCAAGAACAGCAAAAAGATGATGTAGTCATTGGCAGGGTTAGTGCCATCTGTGGGGAAACTGATTTTAATGCGACCAGAGTAGCCAACACAATCAACAGCGTTGATATCCAATTCAGGGTCTGTTGCCATCAAGCCCCAAGCACCCGCATCAATCACCAGCGTAAATTCGCCAAGCAAGTCATGTCGATTGGTGATGGTCAAAGGGATGGGTTCGGGGGTCGGCTCATAGTTACCGATATCAAAAGTCAAACCATTGCGGGTATCTTCAATGTTTGTGACTTCCCTGCGAATGATCTGTGCATCAATCGTTGCGGTTGTTAGATCAACAGGGGTAACATCATCTGTCCCTTTAATCGCCAGATTCCAATAGGTTTGTTGTTCCCAAACCAATTCGCCAGCAATAATAGGATTGTCGAACCCGCTAACTTGCGTTAGGGTGTTTTTGTTAAACACAGCCATGATGTTCCCCTTTCTAGGGTCTAACGCAACCCATACCCTTACAGGTCACGACCCTTTAATTGTCCCAAATATCAAAAATTCAATCAACATTTGAATTATCTGAACACAGAAATTCCAATGTAGTCTCGATCAAAAAGAATGCCGTTTGTTCCCTGAATGATTATTCGGAAATTACTTGTTGATAGACCACTTTGACCTGTATAGGCAGAAACGAATACAAAACCATTGTCAGAGTTACCAACTGTTGCAACAAAACAATAATTGATATCAGGCATATTGTTTGTAAAATTGATCGTGTAATCGCCTGTGCCGTTTTTATAGACGCTGGCAATGTTAAATTGTCCACGAATAGTTTGGTTTGCACCTGATGTGCCTGTGCCATTAAAGTTTACCCAGGCTCGGCACAATGTGCCCATTTGAGTGCCACCAGAATCTTGAAATACAGTTGCAACACCACTACTGGCAGATTTGATAGTTGCAATTGTCGGGGTGGTAATAGTAGGGGATGAAGAACCAATGCCGCCCAAATTAGCAAGGGCAGTTGCGGCTGTTGTTGCGTTTGTGCCTCCATTGGCAATAGGCAATGTTCCAGCAACACCAGCAGTTAAAGAAAGTTGTCCAGATGTGTTTACATTGTTGCCAAGCAATCCAAGATTTAGTGCTTGCGTCATTTATGCGCCTCCAGTTCGTTGATATGAAACTTGTTGCATTGTTGATGTTGATGTTGTTGGTGTGATAGACAAAGTATATGAACCACTACCAGAAGTGTAATCACCACCATTATCCAACAATGAACCATTGAAATACAATTCAAAAGCATTAATGTCAAAGTTATAGTTATAGTTTGTTTGACCTACAACTGTATTTGTCGCCACACTTGCCGATGAACCAATAGGTGTTGTCAAAATATTGGGTGCAAACTGAATGATTGTTGCCAATCCAGAAACATTCTGAATAAAAGTCAATGTATTGGTCAAATCGTAATCTTGATCGTTAACAGCAGTTCCATTTAAGAAAATCTTTTCTGCGCCCGACATGAAAGCCCATTCAGTAGGCGTATAAGTGTTTGTGTTGGTCAATGTCGTTGTCCATCGGCTCATTGGTCGATAGGCAGATGCTGGCGCACGATATTGATAAATGATTGCACCAGCAGTTACACCTGTTACAGTTGTCGAAAATGTAATTTGGCGTGTCGTGTAATTAACAGATGAAACTGTGTATTGTGTTGGTGAACCACTATTGGCAAATGTCATTATGTCGCCAGCAACAATTTTTTGACTTGGCAAATATGTAGCAGAATAAGTTACAACATTTGTTGCAACAGATGCCACAATCAATTGTGTGCTTGAATAATTTGTGCTGTTTGATATCGCACTCATGCTAATGATTGAAATACGATCATTCAAAAGTGCGCCAGTTCCCAATGTAACTGTGGTCGTTGTATCAGTGTATTCAGTTTCATCAAGCAAGCAACCATTTCTGAAAACCAAACATTGACCCGCAAAATATGCGGCACTTCTTGATGTTGGCGTAAATACAGTTTGACCAGAAGTGGCAACAAATTCAGTTAGCGTATATCCAAAAGAATCAGGAGATTGGAAACCCAAAACTCGACCATATTTATCAATGGTCAAAGTGGCAACAGATGAAGTTTTAGAATAAACACCAGTTCCAAAATCAAGCAATGTAGCCAATTGCGCCACTACTCGACCATCAGGAGAATTGATAATGTTTAATTCACCAGCACCAGATCCTGTTTGTGTCGTGCCTGTGGTTAGCAACTGACCTGTTCGGGCATCAAGATCAATGATGTTTGAATTCCCAGGCAATGCCGACCAAATAGACGAATCATATTGGGTCGTTGTTGTTGGAACAAATGCGCCTGTTCCAGCGGCATAGCCAGCATAGTCTGTGGCAAAACTAAACTTGCGATTGCTTCGATTGCAGAATGCAAGATAGATGTTTGTTCCAAAAGTTGGCTGTGCCAAATACCATGTGTAATTTGCTGGATTAGATGAATAGGCTGGACTAGATGCCACATTCCACAAACCATAATAGGATTTGTTTGTTGGGCTATTTGAAATGCCTGTGCCTGTAATGCTGTCAGCATAAGCAACAACAATATAACGATTGGTAAATTGGAAAGTGGTTGGTCGCCAACGGAAAACGCTACTAGATGCACTAAACACACTTGTGCCAATAGCATTAACCATTTTCACAGAGAAATACCAATCCCCCTGTGGAATATTTGTTAAAGCAACAGTCCCCATTGATGCGCCTGGGGTGTATGGATTGCCGCCTGGGTTTACTGGTGTCGTGCCAGCAAAAATCCTTTGCGAATCAGTTGGTGATGCATAGGCTGAATAATAAATTTCAGCATATTGCACAATGCCGTTAGGTGGGGCTGTAACTGCAACACCAAAATAGGGAATTGCCGCATTTGGAAATTGCGTAGTTACAACAGGAACAGGAATTGTGCCGAACCCTAAAGGCGAACCAATGCCGCTATTGGGTGCTGGCGTAAACTGTGTAACATTAACATCGTCATACACAGTTGGGTTGTATTCCATCAAGGTCAACGATGCAGTCATGCTTCCATCGTCACCATATTTTTCTACCACTTGCCCAATCCTAAACAATTTGGCAGACCAACCATAATTGGAATTAGTGACAGAAACAATATCACCCGCTTCTAACTGAATGCCAGAATAGTTGATATCAACCTTGATCTGCAAATCTTCACGCACAGATTCAAGGAATCGGTTAGCCAAATATTGCGCCCGAACATCATTGTTAACAAGATTCAGGTTGATGGTCTGTTTGTTAACAGGCTCATTGGGGTAAAGCAATGAAGGGTTAACATCTGCCAAATCAAATGTTGCGCTACTAAAACTATCCTTTTGAGTTCCATCAGTAAATTTGACTTCAGCCACATTAAATGTGCTGGACAAGTCAATAGGTGTAACCTGAATGGCTGAAACCATGTTGCTATCGTTGATAGCCATAGCAATCGAATATGTGGGCGACTGAACAACAACACCCCACTTGCCTGTAATTTCGTTGTAACGAATCAAACAATCACAGCAAGCCGCCATGATCTGCAAGTTGGTCATAATGGTTTGATCAGTCTGCACAACTCCATCAAACCTAAATCTTGTAATTGTTGATGTGCTACCAGAATATGTTGTATAAACCATATTGGCATTGCAATATGTGTTTAGCGCAGTTAATGATGTTGAATCAATATTGGCAGAAGGAATTGCCGCACCATATCTTTCATTGACCAAATAATCAGAAATGCAATCCCCAGGCTTGTATCTGCTATTTGTCAATTGGAATCGTGTTTGCTGGATTCCTTGCAAGTTAGCAGAAACGCTATATGTCATTTCAATGATGGCAAAAGCCACATTGGTCATTAATTTTGTGCCATTCCATGTGTAAACAAGACCAGCAGAATTCATAATGTCAACAGCACTTTGTGTTGTGTTAACACCAGAATATGAACCATTTTTAAACAGATAAATATTCAGTTTGCCAGAAACTGTGCTATCTGTTGTTCCATTTGATTCGTCATAAAGACCAATGACTTTGTATTGATCTGTTCCGTCAAAAATACAACGCTTGCCACCCCAATACACATTGCCAAATGTATAGGTATCAGGCGTTTGCCCTGTGTTGGTGTTGGTAACTTCAGCCAGCGTCAAAACATAATAAAGTTTTTGATTGTCGCTTGTAATGCTCAAGTCAGTAATGATTCCACCTGTGTAGGCTGTGCCATAAATCACAGGCACTTTGTTTGAACCATTAGGGGGCAACTGAGCAGAATTTCCTGGGTTTGGCGTTTGATCTACGCTAGACCCAGGCATTGATGGCGCAAATGCTTTGGCAATAATTGTGCTTGCCACCATGTTGATAGCAAATGCAGTTGCGTATGCGCCAATACCCCAAGTTGCAACAGCACCAAAAATTTGAGTTGCAATGATTGTTCCTGGCATTTACATCACCCAAAATTCTTCTAATTTTTGAAATCCAAACTTGCCATAATTCAAATTTGGACTATTGACCATTTTGCTGATAAAAAAATGATTGATTCGACCATCTTCTTTCATCTGTATGGCTTCTTCAAGATAACGGCTTAACAACCTATGTCCAGCAGTTCCCATCCTATGTTCTTGCTTGACATAGTAAGCCAGTTCGGTCAAAAAGAAATGCTTGGGCGACCAAATGCTAGGCATCACAATAGCCATGATCAAACCAACAATTTCCTGATCGCATTCAGCCACCAAAAGAATGCCCTTTCCAGCCATGATTTCAGCCAGCATTGCTGTGATGTATTCGGCATCATCAGCATCTTGCAAAAAGCCATAGGGCATATTAGACCTGTATTCCCTTAATAGGTCTAGTATTTGTGGAATGTCGTATGGCGACACTTTACGAATTTGCGGGTGCATCTTTTCCAAACTGGTAATTAATGGTTTCCACAAAACTAACTCGATTCATGGAAGTGTCGCCTGGGGTAAAAAATTGCCAACTATTATTGTTTGTATAGCGACCAGCCACTCTATTTTGTAAAACAAGTTGAATGGATGCGGCAGAAATTGTTACTGTGCCAACATAGGTTTTAATTTCTTCCATCCATTGTTCAGTAATGGCAAAACTATTTACAAAACCATTAAAAAATTGATACAAGCCGCCTGTGCCGCCAGTTGTAATCAAAGCCCCATTTGTATCAAAAAAGCCATGCCACATTTGAATTGCGCTACCTTTTAGGTTTTGCGACAAAACCCAACCAAGCACACTTGTATCAATGCCTGTCATGGTTACTGTAGTTTCATTGGCTGTTGATTTAATGTCACGCTGAACATCATTAACTTTAACCAATACACCAACAGCAGAAAATGGACCAGCATCAACGGCGGAAACAGTTATATCATTAGGCGCTGTGGTAAAACGATATACTGTTCCATTAACTGTAATACGCACAAAATCAGCGTATCGAATATTATTTGTTCCATCAACAGGCGCAATAATGTTCATAAAACACTTTCAAAGGCTTTAAATGCGCCTGTCCATTGCACAAAACTGTCATTGGTCATTGGGACTAAATTATATGTAGGGTAATCCCTAAGAATGACAGGAAATGTAACACCTGTATAAGTTAATCCACCCATGCTAATTGTTGTTCCATATTCACCCGCAACACACGCCACAGGCGAAACCAAAGTGGCAATCAAATTTCTATGCACAGGCACATTGACTGTTGATCCTGAACCACGCAAAACATCGGCTGTAACAATGTAAGCATAGCGATCAACTTGGACAAAATCACCAATCTTAAAAAGATATATTCCGCTTGAAACGCTAGGCAACGACCCAAGCACTAAGGTTTTGTTTGCGCTACTGGTTTGCCATTGACAGGCGGCAATCTGCACAGAAGTCATTTGACCCTGATACTTAATGTAATTGACCCATCCTGTGCTGGCAAAATTCAAATATTGTTCTAGTGATTTGTCAGCAATACGCAAGGAATTAAGAATGGTGCGACTTTGCGAATACAGCAAATAATTCATTGGTCGCATTTCAAACACAAAAGGCACAACAGTCAGCACTTCTGATGTGATGATTTTCTGGTTGCGACTGATCGTTTGCCCAACAAACCGCTGGTCATTAATGCCGACCGATTCGCAAATAGATAGGATGTTTGTCAGGCTCATGATTATTTATTCACAGGCAAAGACCTTTGGGCACTCAAATTAGCCGCAAACACCGCTTGTTTGTTTCTGGCTAGGAATTGAGTGGCAGATTGAGTATCAATTGCTTGCATACTCTGAATGTATGGACCATTGTAATTTACAGTTTGCCCACCGATCATGTTTGTTAGTTGATTGTTTGGGATGATTGTTCCAGGCACTTTAGGCACAAACAATTCTGGACCACGCTCACCAACAAGACTAGCGACCCCCACAGGAGGTTCGCCACCATCGGCAAATCCTAGTGCGCCAGCGGGTTCAATACCGCCACGCTCATTTAAAAATCCACCACCAAACAAGGTTTTAAAACCTGTAAACATTGACATCATCTGTGCTCTCATTTGAATCATGATCAAATCTTGAATCACAGACCTAGCAAAATCTTTAAATGACAATTTACCTGTTCGGACAAATTGGTTTAAAGCATTTTCCATATTGCTCATAACCGCTTCAAACATCTGTTGCCCACGCTGAAACTCTGTGGAAATTGTCCTAGCAGACTTTTCCATTGCATTATAAAAACCTTCTTCAAAAGTTCCCATGCGGGTTTCTTGGGTTAAGCGCAATCTTGTTCGGGCTAATTCATTGCCTTTTTCAGCCAATTCATTTTCTCTACGCAATGCATATTCTTTAGCGTCAGCATCAAGATTAGTATCTTCCATAATCTTTTCAATGTTGTCACGCCGTTTATATTCAATCTCAAGTAATTCTTGTTGATATTGCAAATCTTCAACCCTCATGTTGCGACCTTTAAAAACCAGTTGCAACATTTCTTTTTCCCGATCCAATTCTTTATCAGCCAATCGAATTCTTGATGCTTGATTAGTCAATGCATCAGCAGATGCTTTATAAAATTGACCTAATTGGGATGCGCTTTCTTCTTGTTGTCTTGCAAGTTCGGCTTGCCCTTTTAAATACAATTGCAATCGGCGCAAGGCTTCTGGATCAATACCTGGTTTAACTTCTCTGCGAATGCCAACAGCCCCACCAGAAGAACCACTTTCACCACCCTTATTAGTTACTGATTCAACAGCAGAACCAATCCCCAAAATCTTTTTTTCAAAATCATCTAGGTCTTTTCTGGCTTGCTTTGTCCATTCAATGTATTTTTCATTTTCAGCAATGGCATACGCAATGCTTACAGTTGTTGCATTCTTAACGAAATTGAACATTGCGCCAATTTCTTCAACAATTCCACGAACAACAAAAGCCACATTAGCACCTACAACAGCCACCGCTTGAAATGCTGTTGTAAAAATCTTTGCACCTGTGCCACTTTCTGTTCCAAACTTTTTCATGTAGTCAATGACTTCACTTAAAGCAGGGGCAACCAAAGTAACAAGTGTTAATTGAACATCCCTTGCGTGTTGCTCAAATTTATCAAATAAATCACCAGCAATCTTAATTGCGTTGGCTTGTTCATCAGTAGCGCCAGCATTGGCTTTTATATCGTTGTTAAGTCCAGCAAAATCTACATTTTTTGCCGCTTTGCCAAACAAATCCATTGCATAGGCATTGCGTGTTAATGGATCAGACATTTTTGACAAGCCTTCAAGAGTCTTATCAATTAGTCCTTGTGTATCCAAGGTTGCAATATCACCAAGACTTACACCAAGTTTGGCAAATTTTTGTTGGGTTTCGAATGACCCCTCTGCCGCTTTTTCAATTGAATTTGTAAAAGACGCAAGAAATTTGCTTGCGTTTTCTGCTTCACCACCATTTAAGGCTAAAGCATTTCTTAATTTTAAAACGCTATCAATTGCAAGATCATTGGCTTTTGCTGTGTCAGAAATTTGATCTGCATAGGCAAAGGCTTGTGCTGTCATTGCCGACAAAGCCGCCGCACCAACCATAGATGATGTTCGGGCTTTCTCAACAAATTGATCAAGTTGTCGGCTTGCCTGTTCAATGCCTTTTCTAAATTCGGCACTATCCAGACCTAGCAAAACTCCCAATCTTCCAATAAAGTTAGCCATTTTTTACCTTGAACATTTCTGGGTTAAAGCCAGGCGCAATCGTCATAAATGTTTTTAACGCATCATTGACTTTTTCCGCTTTACCCTCATCGGGCAATGGTGGATATATGTAATCATACGCACTACCTAAAATGTTGGATAGTTTGTAATCAGGAGTATTTGCCGCCCTCATGTAATTAAACACGCCAGCGGTCAATTGACCCAAAACAGTCAAAATTTGATGATTACCTATCAAACCATCGGCATACATGGTTTGTAATCGTTTCATGGTAATTTCATCAATTTGCGCCAAAGATTGTTTTGTGTGCCCATTAAAGATCATGGCGCATTCAACTTGCGACCTTAATGAGCCAATTAGTTTCCCCTTGATTCCTTATAAGTAGGGGAAATAACTTCGCTTATCTTTTCAATCAGACTCAATTGGATAGGCAAGGGAAATTCTGCTTCAATGTCTGCATAGGTAATATCAGCCATTGTGTCATTAGGATTAGCAGGGCAAAGCAACCTAATGTATTCGGTAATTTTGGTTTCTGTAATAACTTTATTTCTAGCGGCTTCACGCATAGATTTGCCATTAACCAAAATATCATTATCTTTAAATTCAAGCCCTTCTGATGGCTCATTTTTAAATTTCAACAAAGGTTCAGCCATGCGCTGATAAACCTGATCAATTGCACTTTCGTCAGGATTTAAAACCTTTTCAAAAATCATGTCAGTTTCTGAAACATTGGGCACACGAACCTTAAATGTATGCCCACCAAGTTCAAACTGGCGTGTAAAGATCATTTCCCGCTTGGCTTTGTAATTGTCACCAAGCATTTCTGATAGCCGTGTCATGTTTTATCCTTTTGTGTTTTTTGCTCTGAATTCAGTAATCCTTCTTGCCAGAATATCTGCCAATCTATTTACTGTGCTTTGAGCATTTGATTCAAGGGCAGGGCGCAAATATGGTTGTGCTGGATTTTTAGCAGTTCCAAATTCTTGTGCAATTGCCCTTGCATCACTTTTAATGCCCATTTTTTTTAATTTTTTGCCAGATGCAGTTGTTACAGCCGCAATAACTGTGTCAGTTTGTGTAATATATTTGCTTCTACGATCTCGCTTATTGGGTCGCCTTGCTTCAATAATCAATGATCTGGCAAGATCACCTGTATCTTTAGGTGCATTTAGTTTTGCCGCTGTTAAAACAGGTTTCATGGCTTCACGCACAGCAGGGACAAGCACTTTACTTTGTGCCATTTTGTCGCCAAATTCTCGCTCAAGTTCTTTTAGGGCTTGATCAACAGACCCAATGCCTTCAAGTTTGATAGAAATGCTCATGATGACCCCTGTTTTATGATGCGTTTGAAAATTTCCTCATTCAATTCAATTGAGTATTGAACCGCTTGTGCAGGGGAAATCTTATCGGCATGATGCTGTGCGATCAGATGTGCTGTCGCAATAGCGGTCATTTTTTGCTGTGTATAGCCAAACCAATCCTTTCGAACTTCGGATTGGGCGACTAAATAATTCAGAATGTCATTTTTGATGACTGCCTGATTGAGAACCCAATCAAGCAAGTCATCGCTATTTTGTATTGTCTTGGTGGTCATCTTAGGGGTTGGTAGTCCAGCCGTAAGAATTGCCACCGACAGGGTGCAAAGTAAATGTGAATTTGCCTTCTGCGGCAGTATTCATATCCCATTGCATTCCACCAACTCTAGCATTGAACGCATAAGCAACTGTGTTTGTGCCATCATAGACAGCGACCACATAGGTGCGAATGATAGAACCGCTGTAACCATCAGCACGAATCAGCAACAAAGCCGCATCAGCGGGATTCCAAGCCGCTGTAATGGTCATGCTAGTAACCTGGTTTTGAGTGGTGATTTTTGCACCAGTTCTTGCACCAGCCACAGCATAAGCCGCAAATGCGTCATCTGCACCAAACGGAGGGATGTTTTCAACAGGGATAAGTGTTCCACCTGTGCCTGTTCCACCAGCCGCAGTTCCAATAATGTCAGCAACTTGGGCTGTCCAAGTTGACAGTTGCGCATCGGTCAAAGGGGTAGGGGTTGCATCATCTTGACACCACAGCGTTGCGGCGTATCCAGGCATTACCTTATTGATTAAAGCCATTTTGGTTTCCTTTACAAGAGTTGAAAGAGTCCTGTCTTATGCTGGAATATACAAGGTGCAATCCAAAAAGATTTGCGCCAATTTTTCTGTGTTATCGTAACTGTTGTATAGCCAAAACACATCGGCTTTACTTATATTAAAGCCGTATGTTGCGCCACCAAACAATCCCGCATAACCATGCAATGATTGTAATATTTGATTGGAAATTGTGAAACCATCTTCTATTTTTTGGGTAAAAATAGATATTTGAAATGTTGGCGTATCAATGCCTTTATTGTTTTGGATTTGACCTGTATAAACAGGCTGATGGACATTTCTTAACATCCAAACAATGAATTTTGGCTCTGTGGCAAAGTTTCGGTTAAATGCCGCATAGACAGGAATAGGGGTCACAATGCTTTGCAATTGCGCCTGTATCGCTTGTCCATATTGAACGACATTATTTTGTGTTGCCATTTAAACCGCCGTTGATGGGTCAGAACGATAACACATGAATGTGATATTCATGCGATCATTTGATTCTCTAGCGTCTGTAATTCGCCAATCTTGATTGCGCCAAATAATTGAATAAAGATTTTGATCATCAACAATCTTTTTCATATTTGGGGTGTAATTGACTGTTAAATTAACCAAATCTTGATACAAACGATATTTTTCGCTGATTTTCACACTATTTGCAACATCACGCACCCTAGCCCTAGTTTGAAACCATCGGGTAATAGTTGTGCTTTGCTCACCAAACGCATCTTTGCTAAAAGTGAGTTTATTAATTGTGATGTTTTCAAATCTTGCAATTGCCATTACATCACCAAAGGTTTGTAAGGTCTGAGCAACATTTCAATTCCATAAGGAATTTTATTTTGCTTTACATCTGTTGCGGCATCACGATTGTTGTAAAGGTGGGTCAACAACAATAGACCAGCCTGTTGAATCACAGGGTAGGTAGCCAAAACACTTTGTGCTGTGGTGTAGATCGCCACAATCGGGGCTGTGCGATTAGTGTCAATATCTGTCGGCAGATTGTTGACAATGATCTTATTGCCTGAGTTATCGTAAATATAACCATTTGGATCAAGTGTTGTAAATACGCCACTACTATTGTAGTAACCAACCGAATCAATAACGATATTTGGCTGTAAGGGAAATGCGTTTTGGCTTACTTCTGGCAAATCAAGGCTGGCTGGTTGCAAGCCAAATGATTCAGGACCATAGTAAACCCGATATTTCACCGAAAAAATCGACAGACCTAGATAATCTTCAATTGCCATTCGCACAGCCAATTCAAGACCTTCTAAATATGTATCTTGCGATTCATCATCAAACAGATTTAACTGATTGGTGATTTGGGTCAGGGTTAGCCATGATGTAGATACATCACGCTCAATCTGTTCAAACTTTTGATAGTTGAATGGATTGCGGGTCTGTGCCCCAAAGGGCAAGCCAGCAATATCCTGATTTACTGGCATTGTTGACCCCTTTAGGCGGCAGAGATACGAACACCCGCAAATGGATTGCGAACAGATGAAACCACCCGCTTTTCAGCGTATAGCGTCACAAAGCCTGGTTGTGTTTGTTCAAACATTTGAACATTGAATGTTTCTGTGTCGCCAATGGTCAAGAATTGTTCCCAATTAGCCAAATAAGCAGGGAATGCGCTGGTCAGGTAAGGGTTGGGAATTACAGGGAAACCAAACACATTACCAACAGCCGCACCATCTTTTTCGCCAATTTCCAAGAACAGCGGCAAGCCTTGACTGTCTTTCAATTCACGCAAAGCAAGAATGAAGTCAGGACTCATGTGCCATGCAGTTCCAGGCAACGACCAATACACAGGCGGCAACGCTTTAGCCGTATCCACAATCTTGTTATAGGTCACAGCAGACCCGCCAAGGCTAACTGTGGCAATTGTATGGATACCAGCAGTAATGGCTGTGCCAGAAGTGCCATAAGCACTAGCCGCACCACTTGTGTAGGAATCTAAGCCACGCAAACCATCTGTGCCACCAGTAGATGTGGTAGTCGAACCAGCCTGATCATTATTGACAATCATGGATTGACCTTCTAACTGGCTAAATTCAAGCATAAGGTCATCAACCAATGTTGGTTGCAATCCATTAATGTCGGACATAGCGGCTGTGCGGATAGGCAACTGTGCAGTAATCACACGCACAGGCAATTGCCAAATGCTTGTGTTCACATTGGGCGAACCCGAATCAGGCACAACAGCATAAGTCCAAGGATTTGTAGAGTTAGCGGCATTACCAGTTTTAGCAACAAACTGAATATCAGAACCACTAACAGTAATTTGGCGTGAACCTTGACGCAAAGGATTTGCAGAACGCAATGCGGCAAAGGCATCATCAAAAACAACATTACCACCAATGCCAGAACCAGAACCTGTCAGGTTGCTTGCTTCACGCAAATCAATCGTTTGTTTGCCACCTTCATGAATGGCTTTTTTGATACCTTCAAGGATTGTTTCGGTAATGTTCATGGCAATATTCCAAAAAATTCAAGAGTTAAAAAAGGGTGGGGGTTTCCCCCCGACCCTTCTTAGGCGGCAGTAGCCGTAGAACGATAGCGAACGCCAGCAAAGGGGTCACGCACCGATGTTGCCAAACGCTTCTCACCATAGAAAGTGATGTAGCCAGGCAATGTTTGATCGTAGCGGCGAACAATCATGTTCAGACGATCAATGATGGTGTGATAGCGACTCCAATCGGCAAACCACATCGGATAAAGGCTGGTAGTGCCAGGAGAACCAGCCGCACCTGTGGGGGCATCAACATAGTTGTTAACAACCACATCAAAGCCCAACAGTTTACCGACAATGCCTTCATACACCAGAGGCGACATACGCTCAAACACAGGAGTGCCATTGTCATCTTTCAGACCACGAATAGCCGACAGCATCAGAGGACTGATCATGAATTTGGCATTAGGTGTCCAGTATTGTTGCGGCAGGGCATAAATCAGGTTGATAACATCGTCAAAAGTGACATTGTTAGCAGAACCATTGCCGTTGGTGGTCAACTGGTCATAGGTAGCCAGCGAATGCAGACCATTCGTTGTGGCTGTGCCAGATGTGCCAAACGCAGACACGCTGGTTGTGCCGCCTGTGTAAGAACCATTAGCACCGCCGTATTGATCCAAACCACGCAGACCATCAGCACCGCCAGTAGTCACAGAAGTGCCTGTGCCCGACTGATCGTTGTTGCGAATCATGGACAGACCTTCCGACTGACTGAATTCAGCCAGCATATCGTCAACCACATTGGCTTCCAAACCATCAATGTCATCCAAAGCCGCTGTGCGGATCGGGAATTGCACATTAATATCTTTCAAAATCAACTGCCAAATGGAAGTGTTTTCTGTGGTGGGTGTGCCGTTGTTCTGAATGCCATAACCCCATTGTGCGCCAGCATTACCTGTTTTCACTCGGAATTGATAAGCAGAACCATCGGTTGCAACTGTGCGAGAAACACCACGCAAGGGGTTCATCAGACGCAAAGCAACAAATGTGGGATCGTATGTTGTGCGACCACCTTGGTTATAACCACCAGCAGTCAGGGCAGATGCTTCATTCATGTAAGCCTGATATTGGCTTTCATCAGCAAACATCTTAATTTCTTTGTCCATCTGCTTGCCTTCTTTGTAGAAGGAAGTCAGTTGCTCACGCACCGAACGATTCACATCCTGACGCACAGTTTTAGCGATAGGCTTGATGATTTCGGGGGCGGCAAGAGTAGAAATCTTGGCTTCTAGGGCGGCGACTTGTTCAGTCAGTTCACCTTTGACAGTTTCGATTTCGGTTTTGACCTGAGTGGTCACTTCGGCAATCTTTTCCACATTAGCGGCTTCGATTGCATCCAGTTTTTCAATGATTTCTTTCATGATTAACCTTTGATTCGTTGGTTTAGGATTTTGACCAGTTCACGCTGTTCAAGCAACGCAAGCAAGTCAGTCTTTTCGGTTGCCTCCACATCGGCATCACGCTGATCTGGCGCAGTTTCAGCAGTAGTTTGAACAACATCACGCTGTTCGATTACTTGCTTAAACACAGATGCGGCGGCAACCGCATCCTTCTTGGACAGTCCAACATCACGCAGGGCTTTTTCCAAAACTTTTAAATCCGCTGTGCCATCTTCCCTGAAATATTCAAGGCTTTTAACTTCGGCTTGCGGATTATTTGGGTGAATCACGACAGAGACTTCACGCAGACCACCTTTAGTAATCTGGAAATATCCATCTTCATAAGGATTGTCGCTACCAACAGTCATTGGTTCGCCATCTTCTTTGACCCATTGATATTGTTCAGCGTATGCGCCAACAGAAACACCGCCAAACATATTCGGCGATTCACACATAATTTGATACAGGTCAGAACCTGTTGTGGTGTTCATATACAGCCTACCACTTGCTGTCATGCCATCATCGTCAAATTCAAACTCTGTCCATTCACCGACAGGCATCATTTGCGATTCATGATTCACATACATTGGAAGGGGTCTGCCTTGATCGGCAAACTCTTTTGCCCATTCCATAAAACCTTCAGGCTTATAAAAGAATTTGCGCCCATCTGCGCCTTCTCTTGCGCCCCATGTGGTGACTTTTGCGCTAATCTTGCCTGTCGGCTCTTTGCTTGCGTCTTGGCTTTCGATTGCCATTTTCGCTTCGCAAAGCATTATCAATTGTTTGGTCATAAATAACCCCATTGCCTTTTGATTGGTCAATGTCATATATTGTTTTAGGTGGGCGACCCCTTTTTTTAGGGGGTTCGCCATTTGGCTTGTATGTTGCCAAGGATGCTACCACTATTTTAAAAATAATGGACACTTTATTTTGCGCCGATATTCATCTTTTTGGTTTGATTGCCCCCGCCACCCCCTGTATCTTGTGGACTTGAACCAGGAATAGGCTTATCTTTGCCATCAATATCAAGCAAATCGTCAGCCCCTTCTTTTTCAGCCATCCCTAGATATTCTCTGGCTTCATTAGGGGTCATAATGCCATTTTTAACGCCAGCAGTCGCAAAATTCATCTGGTCTAAGGGTGCGCCTTTGAGGAAATTGCGTGTATCAAATTCAATGCAAAGATTTGGAAATCCTGGGAAAAGATGTTGTTTTAACTTTTGCTGAACATTAACAATTAGCGGCGACATGGTGGATTTATAAAATTCATCCATCATGGTTTGAGTATTATTGAATTTGCTTTCACCAATATTCAACATTGAATGAGGAACGCCAAACAAACCGCAAATCCGCTTCATGGTTTGCATTTTTAATTCGGCTGTTTGGGTATCTTGCATTGTCAACATTTGTAAAGGCGTGTATTTCATGCCTTGATCTAACAACATACCCTGTCCAGGTTTAGATGGGTCACTTGTGCGACTGCCCACCATGTTCGACCATGCTTCTTTCAATCGACTAGCAATTTCCTTATATTTGGCATCAGGAATAACTTGCTCTGTTGTAAACATACCACTAGGTTTTGCGCCATTTTGCATCACATAGTTGGCATACAGGTCAATGTCCTGATCAAGTCCAACCAATTCAGCCATCAACACGCCTTTGTTGAAACCTGACGAACCCTGCCAGCCCATTTCCTTGATGTGCATGACTTGATGGGCGGCTAATTGCTGGTCTTTGCTAAAACCATAACTAGGAGTAGACAGGCGATAAGATGGATAACGCAAATCTGTAATCGTTACAGCAATCAATGTGCTATCTAGCACATACATTTCCAAAGGTGTTTGTGTCGGATTGTCTTGGTCTTTCCTCCACCACAAAGTAAAGGCTTCGCCAAGCAATTCATGCCACATCAACCATTGATACCAAAATTCATAAGTTGTTTGAAAATGGTTAGGGCTGTTTAACAGGTTATGAACCTGTTTGGCTTTGGTTTTATCTCTTGTTCCAACTTTATTGGATTTCAAGGCATCTACATAAGTGCCATCTTCTGCTTGCGCCATGACACGAATAGGCAATTGCGCCAATGCTCTTGCTTTAATGCCAACGCAAGACATAACTGTTGAATTGCGTGAAAGAACCGAAACATCCACAGGGCGACCAGCATTTGTGGTGCTACCTGTGGTGACATATAAAATTTGTGTCGATACTGTCGGTTTTTTCTGTCCACCTTGGTAAATAACATTATTACCAAGGGCAGTTTGACCAAACAGGGCATTGCTTTCCTGTTGCGTGTTTGTGCGCTTAAAAATATCAAGAATGCCCATAAATCCCCCAAGTTTTCGCTATTTTATGCGTCAAAATAATCTAAGTCCATAGGAATCTGACACAAAAACATTGTCCAAATGGCAATGTAAAGCCATGATTAAAGCAATAATTCCATCTACTTTTGCTGATGGGTCTGCCTCATTTTTACGCACTTTTACATTGCCGTTTACATCTGTATAAACTTCACAGTTACCCAATTGCCATCCCACAAATGGGTTTCCATCATGCCCAATGCCATGTTTCAATATCAATTGTTCGGCAGTTTTTGATGGGTTTGACAGCACCGCCATGCCCTGACCGACCTTTTTAACAGGCAATCCATCGGCATATAAATTTGCCACCAATGCGGCGGCATTGTATGGGTCATACCCAATTTCTTTGATATTGTGTTCAATACATTCGTTTTTAATGTATTGCTCAATTTCATTTAAATCGGTCACATTACCTGGGGTTAACCTTAATATGCCAGATTGATAGGCTTGGCTAAATATGCTTTTGTAATGATTGGGAATCAAATCCAATGAATCTTCTGGCAAGAAAAACTGGAATTTAGCCCACAAATCTTCTTCACCATACCTATGTAAAGTCACCACAGCATTAAGGTCACGGCTGTGCGCCAAGTCAAAAGCAAGGAATGTGGCTTCTGGCTTGTCTTTTGGTTTGGGTCTAATTGATTCATCCCAATGCCTACGATCAACCCATGCGGCATTTGCTGACACATAGATGTTCAATTGCTTGCACAGGAATTCGTTAAGGCTGGCTGGCTTGCTCATGGCTTCATCTGCCATGTGCCTAATGGCTTCCACAGTCACCGATATGCCAAGCATAGGGTTGGCTTTATACCAAGTGGATTCGTCTTGCCAATTGTCGCCTGGGTCAATTGAATAACACAGCCCAAACCACCTAAAGTTGTCGTGCGCCGCCCCACGCAAGACAGCCCTGTAATGACTTAAATCTTCAAAGAATTTGGTTTCTTTCGTGAAACTTGCTGTAGTTAAATACAAACGCAATGGGTTTTTCCTAGCACCCATACCCGAATGCAAAACTTCAATGCTAGTGCGTTCAACAATTTGCGCCGCCTCATCAATCAGGGCGCATGATGGGTTTTTACCATCGCCTGTTTTTCTGTTTTCCCTAGATAGCGCACGATAGGTAGAAGTAATATCGCCACGCTTTTTTATTTCATGTCGATAGGGTTCATATTTGGCTTTTAGTTTGGCATCCATGCCATCCAAAATAGCCTTGGATGAATCAAAACAAATGGATGATTGTTCACGGCTAGTAGCCAGCGTAAACACTTCTGAACCCATTTCGCCAAATTGCAATTCATAAAGGGCAATGATAGATGCCAATGTTGTTTTGCCTGACTTTCGGGGCACAAACAAAATAACATCAGTTACCCATCTTTTGTCATGATCTTTCTTGTCCCTAAAACCATAAATGGCGGCAAGAAACATGACTTGGAAACCCTCAAGTTCAATGGGCTTCCCTGCATCTGGACCTTTAATGTGTTTGCAAAATTTGCTGAATTTAAGGATGTGTTCTGCTTTGGCAGGGACAAACTCAAATGGCGCATCTTTGCGCTCAACCATGTCAAGAAATCTTTGACAGGCTATTTTTACATCTTCACAAGCAACTATATCGCCACGAACAACACCTATGGCATATTTAAATCCTGGCTCAAGCAGTATCGAATAACTCATCTACATCAGAAGGTTGTTTATTGGTTTTACCCACAATGCCCAATTCTTTAATAATCTTTACAGCCTTATCCAAACATTCTGTCCTGATTTTTAAATAGGGCGACATGGATGGTCCAGCGTTGTAATGGTGAACAATGCCTGATTCCAATATTGTCAGTTGTGCGTCAATAAGGGTGTCAACAGTCATGACCAGCATTCCCACCAATAATTCTTCGCTGGCAGTCATTTCGCCTTTAATTAATTCCAATTCACTTCGGATAGCAGTTTCAAAGGCTTTGCTGTCATATGTTTCTGGCTTGCTAATAAAAGCCAAAATCTGTTTAGGTGCTTTTTTCATAACTCTATATTAACCAGATTTACAACAATTGAAAAGTGGGCTGTTTTTCCCAAGCACATGATCGGGCAACCAAGATTTAGGGCAACCCACTTATCAATTGGTGCTGACAGTAGGACTTGAACCCACAACCTACTGATTACAAATCAGTTGCGCTACCAGTTGCGCTATGCCAGCATTAAACGCATCTTATCATGACTTACGCAAGGGGAATTCCCTAGAGGATTTCCCATGGGAATTCCCTGCTAATCCCCCTCAAAAACCATCCCCGACACGAAATTGACCCCGCGCTTGCTCTTTTCCATTTACCCAATTTTTAAGTTTTAAATGAAAATTTTAGCATTACAAAGCCTTTACGCAATGACTACTCAAGACTTTGTGAAACTACATAAGCATAGTCATGCAGTCTATAAGTCTTGATGCCATCAGATGTGAAATGCAATATCTCATCCTTCTGTTCTTTGCTTGTTTTAAGGCTATGGCATGGGGCACAAAGGGTTTGCAAAATGTTTCGTGTAAAGGCTTCCTTGCCTATGCTTGCCCAAGGAAATAAATGGTCTACATGAACCCCTTGGGTCACAATTCCCTGCGTTAAACATGACGCACATAAAGGATGCCTACTTAATTGACCTATACGCATAGATGACCAGGATTTGTTGTTATACATAGCGTTAAAAGCCTTGCGGTCATCAGTTATCGAAAAACTTTTAGACCCATGATCAGCACAGTAGGCTTGCCCTTTAATCTTTGGCGCATGGCAACCCAATTGGGCGCACTTAGTAAATGATGGGATTGAAGGCATTAATCTAGTCTACCCCACTACATTTGATAAACCAACTTTACAATACTTTACATAAATACCCTTGACATACCTGTAAAGATGGCTTATCATTAAAACACTAGATAAACAATCTAGTAATCAAGAAAGGACATGACATGACAAATTTTAAATTCAATGATGGTGGCAGAAAAAATGCTGGTTACAAAGGAACGGCTGGCGATTGCGTGGCAAGGGCAATGTCAATTGCTTTAGGTATTGATTACAAAACAATCTATAAACAACTTGCTCAAGCAAACAAAGATTTTGGTCGTAGTAAATCAGCAAGAAATGGAATTTGTAAAGAAGTCTATTCAAATATTTTAAAGCAATATGGTTGGGAATGGACACCAGCACCTAAATTTGTTGGTCGCAAGGCTAGATGTTCAGATATGCCTAATGGAATTGTAATTGCCAAACAAGCCCATCATGTTGTGGCTGTAATAGATGGGGTAGCAAACGATATTTGGGATTGCACTCACAAAATGGTTTATGGCTATTGGGTTAAACAGTAAAACAATTGAAAGAAAACATCATGAACAAAGAAACAATTTGGGCAATTGTCTGTATTGTGACCTACGCTTTTATTGGCGTATTGTTGGCTTATCGGGGCTGATCAAACTTTTTGAACAGGGCTGGAATTTTCTTTTGTTCCAGAACATCCAACAATTGACTGTTAGATTCGCCTTTATAGCCATGAGCAAATGCCGCCCTAGATACGGCTAGGGCTTTAGCCTTGCTGTCAAATGGTCCTTTTGAACCCCAATACCATCCATCCTTTTTGTGGGTCAATGGCATGGTCAAAGTCATTTCAAATTTTTGAGTTGATAAAGAGTGCTGGCAATCAGTTTGGCAATTTCATCCACCTGATTTTGCAACCATGATTCTTGTGGGAATCGGGGCAATTTACGCAAGGTTTGCACTTCATCATAAAGCCCTTGGAAATATTCAATGGGCTGAACATCAGGCAAATCATAGGTCAGGTTGTAATCATGCAATTTGCCAAAAATGCCTTGGAACGGCTCAACAAATGCATCTACCAAATCTGGAATTTCATCATAGTAGGTATTTAAAGCCATGTGGTCACTACGGCTAGGGGTCTGCCAATGATGAATGTGTGCATAGGTTCGGCTTGCGTTTAGACAAGTCACAAAGTCCATCACAGGATCAGAAGTTTTAATGGCTTCTGTGTTGATTTTGGCTGTAAATTTGACCATGACATTCCTCAAAAAAAAGGGTCAGTTACCCAACCCACTAGGTCAAATGGCAACTGTCTTATAAATCACCTAGCACCTTGATTTTGGCACACCATCACAATTCCAGCAATCGTTTAATTGTGACATTCAAGGCATCCAACTCATCCATCTTTTTGATGCGCCATATAGCCTTTTCGCCATGCCAACCAAGCCTAGGGTGTGTATGGCAGTCTTTACACAGGGCAACACAGGTGTATTGATTACCCTGCTTTACATGGTGTGCTTCGCTAGGTCCAGGTGCATCACAAACCGAACAAGGCTGGCTCTTTACATTAAACAGATGCCGCCTTTCTTTTTCGGTCAGTTTGTTATTCACTCAATTCAACCCCATTATCAGCCGCCCATTGATGCAAAAACTCAATAAATTCCGCACCTTGTTCTTTTGTAAAGTTTCGTGTCTGAAACCCTAATTGGACTATACCCGATTGATCAAGGTTAGGCACAACAGGCGCATTGACATTGCCTGTGTCCCTGATAAATTTATCTACCAGCAATCGTTTCCAATCATCAGCAGACCATTTAGACCCCACATGACTTGCTTGTGATGCAATTTCATTAATGATTGCATGATATTTTTTTTCTTGTTCTCTGGTTTTACTAACCGATTTAACCGATATTTCCAATTGTTTGCCTGATTCCAAGGCTGGTTTAATTTTGCCCCATAGTTCCATTACAACCGCATGGGCTTGCTTTACATCGTAAAGAACAGTCATTTCATAACCCCCAAAACTCTAATAGCAGAATCCACGCTGTTAACGATAGCAATGCTAGAACCACGCCATTTTGATATGAAATCAAGTTGGGCATCAGTAAGAGTTTGGTGTGAAGGTGGCTTGCTACCATCCTTGACTTCCAATAAACAAGTTCGCCCATTAAAACCAACCAATAAATCAGGTATGCCATTGCCGACACTAGCCAAACTGATAACAGTAGCACCACAACTACGCAAAGCATTAACAATTTCATTATGGTTAGCATCAAGTTTTCCATATTTACGCATAGCAATTAATTGTTTTCTGTTGGACAGTTTATAAATTGCCAAAATATTTGTCATGTGACCTTTGATTGTTGTATCGTCAAGTTTCACAATTCTGGCAATTTCCTTATTAGACTTCCCTTCACAAACCAAGTCAACAATTTGCGCCTGTCGTTGGGTAAGGACTGATCCATCTAGTTTTCGGCTGTTCATATCTGGAATTTGGATGTGGGCAATCTTCTGGTTTTATAACTACGCAATAAACGGCTTGATATTGACCCCTTTTTGGGTCTTTCCATCTATCAATGTAAACATCAGGCATAAATGACAAGGCTCGTCTAATGCTTTTTTTATTAACAATATGCGGCAACCTTTCATGTATTTCATTAATTGTTAATCCATTAATTTCGTTTTTTAAAACTTGTCGAATGTGTTTGCTGTGACTTTTGTGCATTAATTTCTTTTAAAAAATCGTCTTTGATTCCTTTAAACAATCCAGAAGTGTCATTGTCAATTTCTTGAATGTTTTGCCAAATGTATGCCTTCCAACCAGGATGATTCGCCATCTTTAAATTCCATTTTAAAATTTCCTGATAAGTCGCCTGTGGATTGAAGGGCATAGTTAATTAAAAATTGTGGGACAGGTTCATTTGCTTTTTGCTTATCAAGCAATTTATGCGCTTCTTGTTTTTTCATATTTGCTTTAATCATTTCCAGTAATCTTCAATGCTTGCATAGCAAATTGAAGGCTTAATCTGGAAACTTCAAAACCATTGTTATGCCTGTCAATGATTCGTTTAGCCCACCCTTTTTTGTCGCCTTGGTGTTCGCCAATCATGCTTGCCATGCCGCCATACTCAATTGGCTTTGACCCATACCATTGATGAAATGAGCATTTGGGTCTGCCATCCAATTGAACCGACCATCTGTTTGTGCATCCAGCAGATGCACATTGAAGGCTGTTATCAGCAAAATCTTGGGTTTTTTCAGTTTTCTTAAAAGTCATTTGTCATACTTTCCATCAATGATTTTTGCAAAATTTGTGGCATTCACAATCCAAGGCAAATCAGGTCGCCATAATCGACCCTGCGATTGAAAGCCATTGGACAGTTTGGTGTCATTGGCTATGTAAGCAAAGAATGAATCCCACCACACCAAGCCATCAGATTCGGTTTTGTAGCCTTCTGGCGAAAAGGATGATGGTTTAGATGCCTGTAACCATCTTTGACGCAACATGGTGGCTCTATTGCCATCCCAGACCCTAGGCTGTTGTAGATGCCCAAGGTGTTTACTGTAAAGGGTCAAAATTTTCTGATGTGGACAGGTCGGGAACGCAGTTCCTGACAAAGATGCTTTAGCATCTTTATCTGTCTCTATCTCTGTCTCTGTCTCTGTCTCTGGTGCATCATCTTGATATTGCTGTGATATCACTTCAATATCATCTTGTTCCAACCAATGTGATAGGCTAATAATTGAATCATTAGTTTGCTTTTCAGTCATTCTCAACCGAAAAGCCAATGTTTTTATGTTTGGAAGTTTGCCGCCATCTTCACTAGCGATCAACCACAACATGACAAGCACTTTGGCTGATGTTGCATCCAGTTGATGCCATTCAATGTCATCCAACAAATCCCGATAAAGTTTTACCCAAGGGGGTCGGCGGTCTTTGAAATGCTGGAATTTATGCCAGTTTTTTATCTGCATGAATTTTCCTTGTCAGCACTTGTCAGAAGGAAACATGGGCAGGGGGACAAGTAACCCTTTTCGGCAGGGGGATCAATCCCCACCTAGCCCTGTTTCGCACAATCTTAAACCGATTCAGTTTCAGTTGCAAACCACTCTGGCTTAATGACCTTCATCTGCCACAGCCTAGCCTGGGGCACATCTTCGCCCCATTGGTAAATAGCCATACGGCTGATGCCTAGAAGGGTAGCCAATTTGATGACGCTACCAGCCAATTGGATTGCTTGTTTGGTTTTCATCTTTATATCTTAATGCAAATCTGGCTTTATGTAAAGCCCCTTTATTTATGTCAAGTATTGTTTGCATGAATGAAAATCTGGTTTATACTTGCGCCATGCCCACAGCACTTCGCACAGGGTCTTTAAGAAAGATTGAGATGAAACCATCATTCCCACCTACACCAGCATTTCCATTTCCCCCCAATGGCAAACCTGTGCCCTGGACTAGCCGACAAATAAAGGCTTACCAAAAATTTATGCGTCAAAATGCGCCTGATGCACCATTTTGAAAGGGTTGTAATGAACACCAAAATGTTGACCAAAGCCAGAGAGTTGTTTTCTGTGGACTATATGCCCCAAGAGATCAACAGGGCAAACCAGCGTAAATGGATTCGCTCAATTCGCAGACTTGGCGACAAATGGCTTTTAGCAAAAAACATTGAAAGGAAACAAAATGTCATTCATTGATTACAGCACCTTGCTTATGGACATTGAACGCAAGACCAAAGACTTGCACGACAAATGCCTACACAAAAAATACGATGGCTTTATGGCTGACATTGTGAGCATTCATTCTGACCTGACCATGTTGGCAACTTGGATTCAGGCACAGCAAACAATCAACAATTATGAAAAGGCTTTGCTGAAATGAACCCTGAGACAAATCCTGAAATTTATTCAGCGTTTTTAAAGGCTCAAAGGGCTTTTAGACCAGTTATCAAGAATTCGGTCAATCCACATTTCAAAAACAAATATGCAAACCTTTCATCTGTGATTGATGCGGTCATTGATGCGTTGCATAAAAATGGCTTTGCTTTAACTCAACACACATTCCCTGATAGGGATGGAATTAGAGTTAATACAAGCCTATTGCACATTTCTGGTCAGTCTTTGTTTTTGGGTGAGTTGTTTATTCCTAGCCCAAAGAATGATGCTGTGTCGTTTGGTTCGGCTTTGAGTTATGCAAGACGCTATTCGCTTCTGACAAGCCTTGGGCTTGCACCAGAAGATGACGATGGTGGTAGGGCAACACCAAAAGATTCAGCCATTGATGAAAATGTTATGTCTGACCATTTAGAAAAAATTGCCGCCGCAACCACAGAAGATGAATTGAAAAAGGTTTTTACGCTGGCTTATAAGGCTTGTGAATCTGATGCCAAATGGCAAAAAGTAATCATTGCCGCTAAAAACACAGTAAAGGAAAAACTGTAATGCAACAAGGCACAACAGAATGGTTTATGGCTCGACTTGGCAAAGTCACAGCCAGCAGGGTTTCAGACATTATTGCCAAGACAAAATCAGGTTACAGCACCAGTCGCCAAAACTACCTTGCTCAATTGGTAGTCGAACGCATGACCCAAAAACCCACAGAAACTTTTACCAATTCGGCTATGCAATGGGGCACAGATACAGAACCGCTTGCTAGGGCGGCTTATGAAATTGCCAACGATCTAATGGTTGATGAAGTGGGTTTTGTAGATCACCCAAGCATTGAAATGGCTGGCGCATCACCTGATGGCTTAGTTGGTGCTGATGGTTTAATTGAAATCAAATGTCCCAATACAGCAACACACATTGAAACGCTATTGAATGACACAATCAAATCAGAATACAAAACTCAAATGCAATGGCAAATGGCTTGCACAGGCAGAACCTGGACAGACTTTGTTTCATTTGACCCAAGAATGCCAGAAAAACATCAAATGAAAATCATTCATGTAAAAAGGGATGATGCCATTATCCAGACACTTGAAAAAGAAGTAACTAATTTTTTGATAGAAGTAGACAAAACAATTGAAAGGATTAAAAGTCTATGAGCAAAACAGTTTATGAAATCACCGCATCAGTTGGTAAATATACCAATCAAACAGGTGAGCAAAAAACTCGTTATCAACGCATTGGTTCAGTCATTGAAACCAAAAATGGGTTGATGATGAAATTAGATCAGATGCCAGTTTTTGAAGGGGGCTGGTCTGGTTGGGCTTATCTTAATGTTCCAAAACCTAAAGAAAGCCCCAATCATGGTTATCTCAAAGATGACGATGAAATCCCCTACTAATCAACCAAAGGAAATGATATGAAAAAGGCACTAATCGGAATTTGGCTTGCAACAGTTGCATCTATGGTTTGGGCAAGTTGTTCGACTCACACAATTACATCTGGTGGGCGCATGGTCACTTGCACCACTTGCTGTTATGGTGGAAGTTGCACTACCAATTGTTTTTAATCAAAAGATTAAAGCACAAGCAATTAACCCACCATTTTTAAAACAGGAAAAAATATGAAACACATTCAAGAAGTCACATTGAAAAAAGCACTTGCTATGCTGGATGCTGTTGGTTGTGAATATCACATTGCAATTGATGGACAAGAATTCGGTGAACCTATTAGTCAAAAACCCAAAAGAGGGGCAAAATATGGTTATGGTGTTTTAACAGAACATATTAAAAAATACGCCAAAGATTTACAAATTGGTCAATCGGTTTCTATTCCATTTGAAAATTTCGATATGGATGGGTTGCAATCAGTTACATCAAGTTATGTATGCAGAGTTTTTGGTAATGGGTCTTGCATCACATCCAGAAACAAAGACGATCAAAGCATTGATGTGATTCGGGTGTCATGATGAAAACCATTGATCAAATTATCAAAGAAAACAGGGGTGAATTTTCTGATGAATTTGTTGCCTGGATTCCTGAAAACAATCACATTTGGGTTGCATTTCTTAGCGAAACATCAAAAGTGATCAACAAGGGATTTAAGCATTATTCAGCGAGAACAATTATCCATGTATTGCGGCATCACAGCGCAATGCAAGAAAATGGTTCTATCTGGAAAATCAATAACAACATCAGCCCTTATTTGGCTAGATTGTTTGCATTGATGTATCCTGAACACAAAGACTTGTTTGAGTATCGCAGGGCAACAAAGGCTGAAACCGATCAAATTTTGAGGATGTATTCATGAGCAAAATTGATTACTACAACAACATCATTAATGCGGCAGATTACACATTTGAAACTGATGATTTTGAAGTAGCAGTTTGCTACATTCCAGCAGAAAATGATATTGGTATAGAAGAAAACTTAGACATTTCCATTTTCAATAAAAAAAATGAAGAAGTCACATGGGATATTCCTCATAAGGAATATATTGAAATTAAGAAATTGTCTTGGGAAAAACTTTATGCCAATCAACAACAAGATTTGATGGATGAAGCAATAGACAGAGCAGAAACTGCAAGGCTCAATAAAAAATTAGGCTATTGACCTAAAAACAAAGCCTGTTCATCTTTTCTGCGTTTGACAAGCCCTGGCAATATTTTGCCAGCGGCTTTTGTCCAATCTAAAAATGCTTCACTTGCACCATCATAATCACCCCTGTTATATTTCATTCTTAGGGTGGATTTTTGTAAATTGCCTAATCCCACATTGAATGCAAAACTGACCATTGCATCCAGATGGTTTTGCTTATCAACAGAACCAGGACACAATCGAACCACGCCAATCTCAAATCGTTCAAGGTCTTTAGCAAGGATAGCATCGACTTCATCCATTGTTAGTTTTCTATTCCATCCAATAGGAATAGATAAATCCAAACGCTGATCAAAAGGCACTTTGGCATGATTGGGATCAATCACATGACCGACCCCAACAGTCCACAATCTTGCGGGACAACGATAGGGCAACAACCTAACACCTTCATGGTGTTTGATCATTTCAATGGCTTTTTTGCTGATCATTTGCCAAAAGCCCGACCACCAAAATGAAACGCAATGATGCTGGCAAACAATGCGGCTGTGTTGGTATCCCAAAGCATTTCAGCCATTTGAATAAAGTCAACCTTGTGCCAGAAACCATAAACAATCAATCCAAAGTCAATAAAGCACAACAACCCAAAGAAACCCATAGTGATCAATGATCGGGTTGCACCACGCAGATTTTTCACCCATTGGCTTGTGCCTTCATTCAGGCTTTCATCATGCTTGTAAACGGCTTCCATTTCAGCCTTTTGTGCATCAATCACGGCTGTTTTGGTTTTTGCATCAGCCATGTATTTATCAGCATCAGATTGCACTTTTAATTCTTCTAGTTTGATTTCTTCTATCTTTGCTTGGGCAACATAACCACGCTCAAGCATTTGCAATTCACGCTCAACTTGCATTCTGGCTAATTCAAGTTCATGCTTTTTATCAGCCTTATCTTGAAAGAAATCTAGCAACTTGGGCAAACCACCCATTAGAAAAGAAAGCAATGTGGAAAGTAAAGTTAACATGATGACCCTTTCATTTATCTTTGGCAAACATAATGCCTTGAATGACCAACCAAATTAGCGGCGGCACTAACAAAACTACCAGCACAACGCCAATAATCATGTTAACCAATTCAGCCATTTTTCTAGCCTTAACTTTGGCGGCATCGTTAGCCCTGCGTCTTGCTTCACGCTCGGCTTGTTCGCCTTCTTGAACCCGCTTTTGTATGTTTTCCCAAACATCGGCATGACCAGTTTGAAAGAAAATCATTTTTAGTTCATCTTCAAACTTCTTTTGAGACAGCAATTCCATTTCAATTTGGATAGCCTGGGCAAGACTAGAACCGCCCTTTTTTTTGGCTTCATCCAAAGCCTTTACTGTTTGCTGTTTAGCCCCAAAATATTGCCCTAGCAATGGTCCAAGACTGCCTACATCATTGACAGTCTTTTGCGCCGCCTTGATGACCTGAACAGTCTTTTGGACAGCGGCGAATGCCGCCATTGCGGTTGTAATCGGGTCCATTACCTATTAATTTGGGTCATAAAAACCCAAATTACCCCCGCCATACCCACCAGCATAACGCCAGCAGATTTGATAATGATGCCTTCTAGTCGCTTTAATCTAGCGTTTATTTGCTCATAGCGCAAAGCACAAACAGCCTCATGACTGTTTAATCTTGCTTCGGTTTCATTGATTGATGCCATCCTACAAACCTCAAAAAAAAGGTATATAGGATTGTAATTTTTTATAGAAATTTGGTCAGGTGTTTAACAACTTCTTGTGGCTCAACAAATGCATCTGGATTGTGCTTTGTGTAATCCCAATGTAAGAATTGGTTTCCAGCCAGATAATCCCTATGTTTAAGCAGGTTGACATTCTCTGGATGCCCAAAAATTAGCGGGTCAGAAACCGACCAAAGCACAATTCCTGGCTTTTCTTCATCCCAGGCTAGGTGCTGAAAGAAACTATCAACACCAATCCATGTTTTGCATTCCCTGATCAATTGGCGCAGTTCAGGAATGGTCAAATCAAACCGACAATCTTGAACCAACTCTTGTTCACCAGACCGACCAACCTGAACAATTGGGCATTCAATGGAATCAACTAACTTTTTCCAAAAAGGGTAATTTTTAGGGTTTTCTTTGCCGCTGTGCAGTTTTTGGGCAAAAGGGGCAATGATGATCACAGATACATCCTTTCAAACGCAGATTGAAGGCTTTGCTTCCATTTGTGTTTGTCCATCCAAGAATACACGCTAAATTGCTCAAGACTGCCAAACAGGGATTCTGCCTTGGCTATGGGTTCGCCAGCCACCAAATCAGGGTAGCAAGTAAATACCCAAGGGTTTTTAATTTTGGGCAACACATGGCTAAAAACGACATGATCACCCATTCCACAATTCAGCACCACAATGGTCTTGTCCCTAGCGGCAAGGATATTCCTAAAAATTCTTTCGTCATGCTCAAACAGGGCTTGATTGGTTTCAGATCGAATGCCACCTTGCGGGTTTTTCATGTGCCATGTCACAGCATTGGGCACAGCCCAAATTTTGTAGCCTTTTTGATGCAAGCCATAGGTAAACAAAGTTTCTTCCCTATGGGCAACCCTAGATAGACCTGTGTTGTAGTCATGGATGCCAGCACGATACAGGAAAGTGCAATGCAAATGCTCAACCATTTGGGGGGCTGTAATTTGACCCCATTGAATGTTCGGCTCTTGATCAATCAGATCAATCTTGCCTGATGCGTTATTTGGTTTTGTATCGCATGGCATTGTCAGCACAGAACTGCCAATAGCACCAACATCATGACTAATGTATTTGCATAATGTTTCAAGCACATTAGGTTCAGGTATCGCATCATCATCAATGCGCCAAACCCAATCGTAGCCCATGCGGTTTGCAATCTGATGGTTATGGTGTTGCCCTTTTTTACCTGCAAATTGCCATTCCCAAGGGATTCCCTTTGCATCCATGATCTGAAAGAAATGCGAATAGATCAATTCCTTTCGCATATCTTGCGGCTCATCGTTGTCATCAAAAATGACCAACTTATCAACCTGCCTTGTTTGATTAATGATGGCTTGTAACGCAAGGGGTAGTGTCGTGTGATATCTGCCCCTTGTTGAAATAGAACACAGAATCTTATTCATTGTCCCACCAACAAATCATCAGGTTGCAATTGTTTGATTGGTCAACAGGCTTTGGCGTGTCTGTTATCTGTCCATTTTCATCAATATAGTTGAATTTAAAGCCTAGGAAATGCGATTCATTCAACCCATGCAATTTGTGATGTTCACCCCAAAACCCTTTAGGCTCATTCATCGGCACAGTAATCAGCAATCGTTTGCAATGCTTCTTTAACTTTTCGACAATTTCAATCCCATTGTCTAAATGCTCAATGACTTCAAACGCAATGATGGTGTCATATTGACCAAGTTCATAATGGTTGATATCACCATTTACAAATGTGTTGTTGCCATTCCAACCTTGCTCTTTAGCAACATCAATGATGATCGGGTCATAGTCAAGACCAAGATACTGAACATCATCGGGGAAAAACTGTCTGCCATAGCCTGTGGTGCAACCAAGTTCAAAAATGCTTTTGCCAACAATGTGCTGGCTTGCCCATGTATATCTAGCAAACTCACGAACAAAAACAGGGTCGCCCTTCAGGAATACAGCCCTTTCAAAATTGTTTGTCAACAACCATCGGTAATAGTCAGGGTTGTATTTTTTGGACAGGCGCAGTTCATTTTCATGGAAAATTTGATTCCAATTTTGCACCAGTTCAGGGTTTAATACTGTTCCTTCACCAGCGTGATAAATGGGGAAACCACCTGTGTATATATCGCCGTTGTAAAATTTAGGGGTGGCTTCAGCAATTACAAAGCCAGCCTTGTTTGCTTCTACGCAAAACTCAACATCTTCACCGCTACCCACACCATATTCTTCATTCAGCAAGCCAATTCGGTCAAAAACCTTCCTGTCCACCATCACACAAAAGAACACAGCAAAATCAGAATTGGCGGCTTCGCAACGCTGAACAACAGGCGCAGAAATTCCAACATCAGGATTGGCAAATGCCGCATCCATCATGTCTAGCCATTGGTTTTTATTTTGCTCAAGCAAAATTGTGTCATTGTTCAATAACACAATCTTTTGACAGGTGCTGACTTTGATGCCTTCATTGGTGGCTTTGGCATAACCCAAAGGCTTGTCATTCCAAACAACCTTGAAATGATCACCAAATCCCAATGAAGCAAATTGGTTTTTCAGCGAATGCAGATACCAATAGGAATTATCATAACAACCATTGGCAGAAACAATGATTTCAACATCAGCCATGTTAGTCCACCGAAAGATGGAATCTAAACATGGCTTCAGATATTGATCACAATTGTTATAGGTCGGAATGACCACGCTGTATTTCATTTCTTGTCCTATCTTGTCTTGTATTAAATTATTTTATATGTTTTTTACGGCTTTAGGTTTTTAAGTTGATCAAGTGTTGTGCATGAATCTGCCAACAATGGAAGATCACGCAATCTTTGCTTTTCAGCAACAATTTGATCTGTTGGCTGTCCGTTTTCCAATGCTCGTTGAAAAGCAATATCTTGTTGTTGCAACAATTCTGATCTTTCTATTCGCAATCTGTTTTTGGTTATGTTTTTTGCTTTCTCAAAATTGATAGAAATAACGCCATTTAATTGTTCCCACGCATCAAAAAAATAATTTATATCTGGCAATGTTTGTTTATCAATAATAAATGATTCAACTCCAACTGGGATATGTTCTTTTTTTACCTGATCAATTGGAATTTCACCAGTAGGGAAGCAAACAGAAACGCCCCCAAATTCATTTGTATAAACAATCACTTGTTCCATTTTCATTCCTTATCTAAATACTGCAACCCCAACATAATCACGATCATAATTTACGCCGTTTGTTCCTTTAGAAATTGTGCGAACAGAAGATGTTGAAAGACTAGATTGACCAAATGCAATAATTTGAATTGTAAAACCACCATCTGAGTTGCCATTTGTTGTCAAAACAGAATAATTTGCATCAGCAAGAGCAGATGAAAAATTTACTGTCCAATCGCCTGTTCCATTTTTAGTGATACTGCCCACATTGTAATTTCCACGCCGTGTGGCTGTGCTTCCATCAAAGTTTACCCATGCTTTTGCAAGTTGTGATGTAGATGCGGATGTGTCCCATGCGCTACCAGTTGAAATAGCAACGCCAGCCCCAGGATAAACAGTTGGACCAGATGCGCCAGAAAATCCTGAACGACCAGAAAATCCTGAATATCCGCTTATTCCAGAAAATCCGCTAATTCCAGATGCGCCATTTGTGCCATTTGTTCCATTTGTGCCAGAAAAACCAGAATAGCCAGAAATACCTGATGCGCCATTTGTGCCGTTTGTTCCATTTGTGCCAGAAAAACCAGAATAGCCAGAAATACCTGATGCGCCATTTGTGCCGTTTGTTCCATTTGT